CATGAACGAAGCTCAAATCATCTATTACGACTTGCTGCCTGACTACACGGTTTCTGTGTTGGTCAAAGGTTGCGACGAATGGGATTTGCTTAAATCCATGTCTCATCTTGAGTCTTGGGCTTCGTCTCAGTTCGCTTCTTATGAGTTGGTGTCCATCACCAACACGACCGTTGAACAACGTATCAATATGGGGGTGTTCGATGACTACTGCAACTAACATCCTTAAAAGTTTCGATGAGCAAAGCGTTCATATCGACTACCTGTGTTTTACGTTTGCCGTGAAAGACTTACGTCATTGTCATGATGCGGTTCGTCGATTGCACAAGCATGAGGAATACAAAGGCTTTGCCAAATCTGGACTGTTACAGCGTCACTGTCGTGCGCCTAAGTTCCCTGCTCCACCTGTGTTTAATCCGACGGTCGCTCAGACTTCCGACGAGATTGATGCGTACAACAAAGCGTTTGATATCTGCTATCGCAATTACTTGGAAGACTGCTTGCGCATCTTCACCAACCAAGTGCTTGGTTTGTCGCTGTCTGCGCCTCGCGGTTTGGGTTTCCAGTTCTACACCGAATCCATGAAACTGACTTCGCCAGATGGTGAGGACTTCTGCGGCTTCGTTGGTATCGGCGGTAACAATGACACGGTGCATTTCCAAATCAACGGAACGGGATGCAAGCATGTATTTGCCCGTCGTCCTACGTGGTCGCTACATGACTGGCTGACCAATGTGCTTGGTGTGCAAACTCTGGCGCGTGTTGACTTGGCCTATGACGATTACGACGGGATTTTTGATTGCGAATACGCTTACAAGGCGTGGCGTGACGACTGTTTCCGCACCGCAGAACGTGGTCGTGGCCCTGTGCTTCATGAAGATATGACCATTGCCAGTATCGGCAAAGACGGCAAACCGATTTACACCAAAGAGCAATACTCGATTGGTTCGCGTACCTCGCGCATTTACTGGCGTATCTACAACAAGGCTCTTGAGCAGAAACTCGCGAACACGGGTCTTGTCTGGTACCGCTCCGAAGTCGAGCTTAAAAAATGGAATGTTGATGTGTTGCTGAATCCAGCTGGCGCGTATGCCGCGCTCAATGATTTCGCTGCCTCGATTTCTACCGCTAAGAAATTCAATACCAAACCTGTCCCGACCAAACGCGCGGCGTTAGACCTGTTGGCCTCTGCGCACTGGATGCGTCGCCAGTACGGGAAAATCCTTAATTCACTTATCGAGTTCCATGAGGGCGACATTGAAACCGTGGTTGGTTCCCTTGTCCGTGATGGAACGAAATTCACCTTCCCCGATACCTACGGCAAGTTGGTGACTCACATATTGGAGACTTAACAAATGGCTAAATCCGTTTTTGTACTTGGCATGGATATCACTTGGAACTCAGCACGTGGTGACAGTGCTCAACTGAACGTGTCGCGTCCTCTACGTGAAATCAACTCGGAGAAATTCAAACGCCGCACTATCGGTGAATCCGGTGATGTGAATCCACAGTGGGACCAACCGTTGATGATTGATCATCAATACGCCCTATTACTTGAGCGTACGGGTGCCCTCGTTCCTCGCCGTGAATACCAATTGCGCTTGGAGATTAACCCAGAAGACCCATTGGCGGGTGCCATCGTTACGGAACTCATCCCTGTGGATGACGACATCAAGAAACATTTTGAAGCCTCGCTAAAGGCTAAATAAGGAATTTCGTTATGCCTGTGTGTGCTCTACCTAACGCGGACGGTTTTCTCGCTGTCGTTCCTGACATTGAAGCGGCTTCATGCCGTGGTTATGTCATGGTGACGGCTCAAGAATATGACACGTTAATGAGCTACACACAGCTGACTCCAGGAGAGATATCTCAAGCGTTCGGCTTGGGTTTCACCTTGGTGTTCGTTGGCGGATATCTCTCAACTTACGCCATCAAGATGGCAATACGTTTAATAAAACTACTTTGAGGAATCTGTTATGAAACGTCTAAACGCGCTTAAAAAGTTCGGTAAACAAGCGGTGGCAACCGTCACTGTTGCGGTGCTTTCTGTCCCTGCTATGGCAGCGGAAGGTGGTGCCGCTGACCCGTTTTCCGCTATCGACTTATCTGGTGTGGCAACCAAAATCGGCGCGGCAGGTCTGGTGATTGTCGGCATTACTATGGCTTACAAATCCATCACTCTTGCTAAGCGTGCTGTGAACAAGGCTTAAGTTTATGTTGGCCGTTCTCCACGATGTCCAACTCATCGTCTTTGTGCTTTTGGGTGGCATTGCCGGATACGTGGCCAGCCAAAACTTTAGAGGATAAGGGGGCTTCGGCTCCCTTTTTTATTGGTTTTATACAATGAATCACTATCTCCGTTTTTTTATTGCCCTTGTTATTCTATGCGCTAGTCATCATACGTATGCTTTAGAAGCACGTATTAGTCATATGCAAATGAGGGGTTGTGGCTCTCAAGGTGATTGGGTTGACCCTTACAAGGTGAATACTTGTTTTTTGGATACTGGGTATTTCGACTCATGCACATTTGAGAAGACATCATATGCTAATGCTCGCGATCCCTATCAAACAGTTTGTGATAATGGGCTCGGTCTTTCTTATTCTGAGGTTCGTTGTCCAGAAAATAGCGAATTTGACCCTTCAACCTTACGTTGCAAATCAGTTTGTGAATATGGCAAAAACCCTGACGGCACCTGTATGGACGCTTGCCAGTTCAAAAAATCCATTGATGAAACCAAGCTGCTTCAATGGGTTGCGTACGTCTATGGTGAACAAGTTACTGGGGCATGCTATGGCGACTTTGGGGCAACCCGTTGCGAACTAGGACGCGTTCCCAGTGATACTACGCTTTGTACGGATGTCGAGTCTGGTCAATGGACTCAAAACACATTATGTCACGGTAACTTCCAGTTCACGGGCAATCAATGTGAAGGTGGCACACTCTTCTGGGGTAAAGATGGCCCTGATACTCCTATCATTCCTGATGACCCAATTCATGACCCTGACGACCCAACAGGCGACATCGAAGACCCTAGCGTATTACCTGATGGCTCAACCAATACGGTGAATCCACCGGATACTGAGAAAAAGCCGGATGTTGAAGACCCTGATACTGATGATTCAACAGACATGGCAGTATTGAATGCGATTAAAGGCTTGAACTCAGATGTCAACAAGGCGCTAAATGATATGAACATCGACATCAATCAAGCCAGTGCTGACGTTCAAAACCAAATCATTGCATTGAATGCGTCGATGGTCACCAATACGCAAGCCATTCAAAAGCAGCAAATCAACGACAACAAGATTTACGAAAACACTAAGGCCCTTATCCAACAAGCGAATGCTGACATCACCACGGCCGTGAACAAGAACACCAATGCCATTAATGGTGTGGGTGATGATGTAGAGAAAATTGCAGGGGCAATGGATGGTATCGCGGAGGATGTTTCCGGCATTTCCGACATCTTAGAAGGCATTGCCAACACGGACACGTCTGGCGCAGGTAAGGGCGGGACGTGCATCGAATCTCAAACCTGTACAGGTTTTTATGAGTCGGCCTATCCCGATGGCTTAGGTGGTTTGGTGTCTGGGCAGTTAGACAATCTCAAACACAACACCATCGACAACTTTGTCAGCTCGTTTGGTGACCTCGACTTATCCAGTGCCAAGCGCCCTTCTTTCGTGCTCCCTGTGCCGTTCTTCGGTGACTTCAGTTTTGAAGAGCAAATCAGCTTTGATTGGGTGTTCGGTTTTATTCGTGCGGTTCTCATCATGACGTCAGTGTTTGCGGCGCGTCGTATCATCTTCGGAGGTTAATATGGAATGGTTAGTCGATTTATTTAACAAGCTGTTGGTGTTCCTCTATCAGCTTTTAATCTCGCTGGTCAACATGCTCAAAGACCTGTTCTTTTGGGCGGTTGAGCAAATCATGGCAATGGTGAATCTGTTGCTCTCTGGTGTGTTCTCCCTATTCGCTCCGGTCGATATGAGTCAGTACATGACCAGTATTCCGCCTACCGTGGCTTGGGTCATGGCGGCGGTCGGCGTGCCTCAATGTCTGTCCATCATTCTGGCCGCCATTACGGTGCGTTTGATGCTGCAATTGATTCCGTTTACGAGGTTAGGCTCATGATATACGCCATAGCAGGGAGACCAGGTGGCGGTAAAACGTATGAGGCTGTCGCCTATCACATCATTCCGGCCATTAAAGATGGCCGCAAAGTCATCACCAATATCACCTTAAACATTGATTGGTTCGTTAAGGTGTTTGGTGAAGACGTTCGAGAACTCATCAAAATCGTGGATGGTCGTTTAACGGATTTCGGCTCGACTACGCGCCCTTTCAGCCAGATTGAAGACTACTCCGACGAATGGCGCAATGAAAAAGGACAAGGGCCACTTTATGTGGTCGATGAGGCGCACATGAGCTTGCCAAGTCGAGGCTTGGCCGCGCCGATTCTAGAATGGTACTCAATACACCGTCACTACGGTGTCGATATCATCTTGCTCACGCAGAACATCCGCAAAGTGCATCGAGACATTAAGGACATGATTGAAGTGACCTACCGATGCACAAAGAACACGGCCATGGGCTCAACCAGTTCTTACACCAAGAAAGTGCAAGATGGTTGTGCCGGTGAAGTGGTGAACACCTCTACCCGATTTTATAAGTCGGAATACTTCCCGTTCTATAAGAGTCATTCGCAATCCAACAAGCAAGTGCAGGAAGCCGAAGCAAAAGACATTCGCCCGTTCTGGAAGCGTTGGCCTGTCGTCGGAACGGTGGTGCTGTTATCGCTTGGATTGGTTTTCAATATCTGGGCTTGGTGGCCAGAGTCAGAGCAACCGCCCGACCCCGTTAAACCACCACAACCAGTACAAGCGCAGCTGCCTGACGGAACGCCAACGGTAGATACGGCAGAAACCAAAGCGAGGAAGAAAAAGAAAGCATCAGGGTTCGGGCCTTTGGAAGACTACGACTTCTATATCACCGGATACGCAAAGCAAATCGCCTACGCCAAACGGCTGAAGTATGCTGCCGAACTCGACCGTGACCTGACGTTCTACAAGATATACATCGATGTGTACGATGGTCGCGACAAGCTATTCAGTTTCGATCATCTGGACTTGGTAAAGATTGGGTATCAGTTCGAAGTGTTGAGCGATTGCGTGTATCGAGTGACTTGGGAAGAAACAGAGAGGATTTTCACGTGCGGACAAAGAGAAAAGCCATCAGACATATTGCAGAAAAACATGCCTGTCCATATCTAGACCGCTCGCCACAGCGTCGAAGCTAGCGCAGTCTGCGTAGACCGAGGAAGCGGAACATGTAGGACACCAAACCTTGGCACTTCCACACCGAACTTAATCATGGGGCTCTATACGAGCCCTTTTTTATTATGTGCGCGGTATTGCGAGCATTTTGGGAGGGGCCCGCTTTGCGGGAGGGACCTAAAAGCGGAGCAAACCCCCGAATCTGTATTACGGGGGTAAATTCCCACTCATTACTAACATTGTGCGCTGGTACAAAAAAGCCGAACTATAAAAGCTCGGCTCAATCCATTATGAAATGAC